CGTTAATAGGAATACTTGCTGTGGTTAATGTTCGACTGCTGGTACCGCTGTAACTGTCTCGATAATTTATCTGTAAAAAGTAATCATCCCCACCATTTAAATTTGTAAACTGGTTTACATTTCTAGTATACCAATATGTTTTGTCTGGCTGAAAGAAACTTTGTCCGGATGGTGGTCTCATTGTATCTGTGATTACACTGTTTGCACTGTTTGCATTGCTGGTTGAATCGTTAATGAATCTTACGTCTATTCCATCATATGTAACATTTGGTGGAATATAGAATGGGAAACCAATTACAGGATTGGTGTTACCAATGCTGCTGTTGCTGCCTGTGAGCAATCCATCAATGGTAAGTGTGTTAGATGTAACGTTACCTGTGCTTGGATTATAACCAATGGCGTTGCCACCGTATACAACGTTATCACCCACAAACACATTGCCTATGGTTACGTTTGCATTGGTATTCAGCATCCACCAATTGGGGATGCCTGGTGGCAGTATGCCCACACTTGGTGATTCACTGTTCCAAACAAATATGCTGTCATCATATTCTAACAACACCAATTCATTGTAAAGCATACTTTCAGCAGTTTCTACTTCCTTGGTTTGCATTACACGGAATAATTTGTTAGTCCAATTGAATGTTTCGTTGTTTAGTTTAACAATATCACCTACGTCGATGGGCAGTGTAGTAAAGTCACCTTTAGCAGTTACCACTGTGGTAAAGCGTCCTTGACGTAAGTCAATGTTAGCAAGGTTAATTGCAACTTGGCGATCATTGGTTAATTGAAAACGCACATTTAGTTTATTATCTGGCTCATTGATATTGCGCTGTGCATCTGGTATTTCTAGGAATACTGTATCAGTTTGATCCTTTTGTATAATGCTGGGGAATTCTACTTCCATCTGATTATACATGTTAAACAAGTCTGTGCTGGTAACACCCAGTGATCCTACTAGGTTATCATCGCTGAGCACAAATGCATTGGCTTTTACTGCGGCATTTGCACCAGTGTTAACCACAACACCAAAGTTACCTGTTTTATTGTTATAAGTGAAGAATGCACCACCACTCATGCAAATTTTGTTTACGTTTGTTCTAATACTGTCAAAGGTACTGAGACCACCATTAATGAATGTGTTATTAGTAACCGAATAGTTAATCCAATCATTTAAACTTACAATATCAATATTTTCAGGGTTAACAACGTTACCGCTTACACTTACTGGGAAGTTAACATTGCCCATGCCATAACGTTCATTGTTTAGATAATCAACTAGAACACGGCCGGGATTGGAAAGATTGCAGAAGATATCAAATGTAATTACACCTAATCCGACTAGATCATTTTCTGCGTCATAGTCAACTTCAACAATAGCAAACACTAGGTCTGTCATTGTGTTAGCAGCAGTCCAGTTTAGGAACTGTCCGCTCTTACTAGTTGAAGTACCACCATATGCATTTACTGCGCCTGTGGTTGGGAAGATTTGATTTGCTGCACTACTACCACCGGCATACACACGCACGCGAATTTTATTTGCAATTGCAGGACTTGATGTAGCGTTTGGATCTGTTTGACTAATAACATTGGCGCCGCTGAAGTTTAACTGTGCATCGCCTCTGTAAATTGCGCCAACGCTCCATGTTTCAGCAAAGATATCGCTCATGTCACTTAACACCAATGCATAAGTCATTGTTTTGTTTTGATTCTTAATTTCTGCGTCTATGATCGTGCCACCCGTAAAGTTTCGCCCATACAGTCTGGGCACTTTGTTATCTGTGGCTGGAGGTAACTGAACCTTAACACCCGGATCCTCACCTGCTTGGGGAGCAGACATTACACCTAGAATCTTTGCTGTGCCGATCGCGAGACCAGCGGCTACGAATGCAGTAGCAATAGTGGCCAATGTGCCTGTGATACCAATGGCACCAATGATTGCTGTGGCAATTGCTGTAAACACCGCCATATTATGCTACCTCCTCATATACATAGTTCTGCTCTATTGGTCGCCAACCCCACTGAGTCATGTCTCTGATTGGACTGTCTGTTAGTGTGGTAATCGTAAAAGCAGTAATCTTTTTTTGTTCTACCAATTGCTTACAAATCTTTTCATATTCTTTTAATAGTCTGTAACCAATTGTGCCCATGCGATGCTGTGGTTCTACCCACCATGCCATCTCACGCATAATTTTAATTTGTGGTATCCATGGATCATTGCAACTCTTTGCAATGATCATGCCTTGTATCTCACCATCTATTTCACCTACAATTATAATACCTGCTTTGTGTATTTCGCCTAGTTGACGAATCACATGTTGTGTGTTATACTTGGGTTCATGGTAAAAGTTTACTGGTGCAGCATTAGCAAAGTTTTCTAACAACTCTATAATTCTATCCACATCATCTATACCTGCACGTCTAATCATATCTATACCTTATCTCTCATTGACATTGAAATCGCCGAATCCGCCACCAAATCCACCACCAAATCCACCACCAAAGCCGGGACCCAGTGGACTGTATGCGCCGCCATAACCAGTGCCGCCTGTGTATTTCTTACCAAAGTCAAAGTTTACGTTCTGTAAATCTTTGCAGCGGTCAAAACTAATATCGCCTGGGAAAAACTTTCTACGATCACTGCCATTGGTGCGCTGTCCGCTAACACGATTTTCCATTAGTGTATTAATGTTTGCACAACTGATTGTTACAGTATAAGTTCTGTCGCGGGCTAGATAATCATCTTGTTCTTCGATGGCATAGTTTGTGATTACGCCTATGTAACGTTGAAATGCCTGAAGTGATCCACCTTTTTGAAAGGCACGTGCCACTTGAACACGGCCGCCTTTGATAGGAGCCGTAAGCACAGCCTCAACCAATGATTCGGGAATGCCGCTTAGTGCAATGTTTAAATCACCATTGTTGGTCTTAAGGTCACCGTCAATGTCACTTACTTGTAGTAGCCAACCTAATGCATCAAAAAGTTTAAGCCCTGTTCCATCTGGATCAAATGCTAATGGTCGTCTATTGCTGGTTAGATAATAAGTTGTATCATCTAACTGTAAAACAACCAGCAAACAATGCTGCAAATAGTTTGTATCTTCTGTTTGGCTTATTGGTGTTGTCATGAAACGAAATCCTGCATAACTTCAACTAATTGGAATTCACCATCAAACACAACTCTGTCATGGGGTAGAATTGTGTAATTGGGTTTTTGTAGCATCTTAACTGGCCATGTAACGTCTTTGCCTACTCGAATGCCGCCGCCAATGAATGTTTGTCCCGGTTGTTCAAACAGTCTGCGATGCACTGGTATTGCTACGTTGCTGCTGGTGCTATAAGCAATGTCGCTGGTAACTTGGTATGTATAACGATATACATTGGTGTTGCCTTTGGGTTGAATAAAGTCGCCCTTCTTAAATAAGAATCCACTGCCTGAACCAATACTGCTACAGTTTAAGTATAAGTTACCAAAGTCAACTACGTTGTTTACAGTAATTGTAGCAATGCCAGCATTGCTTATGTTACCTTGATAGCGTGTGATATATTCTAAGCCTAGGTTACTGCTACCAATATTGATTGTTTCTTCTGTGACACGATCCAATGTATCAATGTCTTCTAGCAATCCCCTGTTGGTGCTGTATTTTAACATTGGTGTAAAGTTCACAGTAAAGAAGTAAGGTTGGTGTCCTAAGAATGCAGTTGTGCGTAGCACGCCGCTGCGTGTTAGCACACTGCTGGTTACTTTACGTTTGTCAATGGTAATGCTGCCTGCACTATTAATTATTCTTTGTAAACTCATCTACATTACCTCGGAATTTTTCTTGCGCCTGCGCGAGTTACGTTATATATAAACGCTGGATCGCTGGCTACTAGGTCTTTGAAACTTCTGCTGTCTACTGCACTGATGTTGTAGGTAACTTGTGTGATACCGCCGCCGCCCATCAATGACGCAGTTTCATCTGTGCCAATTACGTTTGCAGGACCGCGAACTAGTTCTGGTCCGCGCTCACCAACAATACCATACTTGCCACTTGGAACTCGTCCGCCTTCAGCAAACAAGCCAGCAAATAGACTGCCTGCGGGGCCGCCCTTGCCAAAGATGCTTAAGAACAATTTGTTCATCTGCATTTTGATAATTTCCATCATCAGTGTCTTAAACAAGTCCTTGAAACTTAGTTTGCCTGTTTCAACAAACTTCATGATGCTGTCAGTAAAGCCGCCGGTAATTGTTTCAAATATACGTTTTGCGTAAGCACCTTGATCTGCTACAGTTTCAGAAATTCTGTTAACTGCTTGCTGCGCCGCTTCTGCCCATCCAGCAGCAAATGTACGTCTGCTGTCGAAGTCTTGTTGTAGATACTGTTGGTTAAGGTCAAACTCTGCTTGTCTTACTGCGCGAATTTCTTCTAGTGCTGCTAGTTCAACAGCAGGAATTTCTTGTCCAGCATATCGTTTGCGTAGTTCAAGCACAGCGTCTAGGTGTGTTTGTTCCATTTGGAACTGCATTTGTAATCGCTGTCTTACAAGATCATTTTCTGCTAGGTTCAATTGTTGCTGTTGTTCAAGTTGTCTGCGGAAGTTTGCACCCTCTGCGCCAACATCCATAATGGCTTGGCGTGCATTGCGGTTAACTTCAAATGCTCGCGTTTCTTCGAACAGTGCTGTTGTGCCTGCACGTATTGCAGCAATGTCAGCGTCTCTGCTGGTTCTTAGGCGTGTTAGTGCAACTTGTAATTCTTCTAGTTCAGCACGTTCTTCTGCTGTGGCAACACTGCCAGCAGCACGTATTCTAGCCATTTGTTCAACCATGCCGCGTTCTTCGGCAGCATAGTTTTCATTGAAATCACGCAGTGCTTGGTTTACAAGAGTTTGTTCTTCAGTTAGACCAATTTGTTCACGCTGGAACTGGATCTGTTCTTGTATTTGTGATACGTTTCTGCGGTATGCTTCGCTTTGTAATTGTATTTCTCTGCGTGCTTCAGCCACACTGCGAGCAAGTTCTGCTTGTTCTCTGGCTATATCTGCTGCTGACTTGCCGCTGCCTTTGCCTTGTGCTGCTGGAATAGCAATAGGTGGCAGTGTTGGTGCTGTACCACCCTCATCTAGTCTGTTGGGATCGCCCATGGGCGCTCTACCACCACCTCGTCCACCCTTGGGCAGTTTTTTGTCCAGCACGCCAATGTATTCGCCGTATTGTCGCAGCAGACCTAATAGCCCACTGACTTTACTATAAGCCCAGTCAACAATACTAAAGCCAAAGAACTTCTCTACTAAGAAGTCAACTGCTTGTGCCACAGCAATAATAATACCAACCCAACCAGCAAATCTTAACGCAATTCTAAGCACACCACCTAGGATTGCTGCAAATGAGAAGAATGCTTGTTTTAGTCTAGCGATAATACCCACAGTGCCACCCATGGCAGCAATGCCTTGTGTGATCTTACCAGTACCAGTGATCATTGCACGGAAACTGGTTACAATACCCATTATGCCGGTTTTAAATTTAGCAAATACGCTGCCGGTTGACAGCAGTGCTACTTGTAATGCATTAATGCCTCTGGTTACTAATCCAATTGCTTTGAATGCAGCAAATGCAAAGCCCAGTGCTGCTAGTATGTTAACTAGATCTTTGATTGTGGCTGTAAGTGCAGGAATATCTTGTGAAAGTTTAAGTAATGATTGTGCCAATGATCCAATTGCAGCAGCAGGGCTATTACCTTCTGTGGCTATTTCTGTAAGCGCAATACCAGCGGCAGTTCTAATATTTTCGAAGCCTTCAGCAATGGTAGGAATAGTTTTAGCGAATTTCGATTCTACGCTGTCATTCATTCTTAACAATGCTTGTGCAATAACATCTGCTGTTAGTCTGCCTTCTTCGGCAAGTTTACGCATCTGGCCAATTGGCACACCTAGTGCGGCAGCAATGTCCATCATTGTACTGCTGCTGGCTTCAAACACAGCATTGAATTCTTCGCCACGTAACACGCCGCTGCCCATTGCTTGGCTGAACTGTAGGATAGCACTGGCGCTTTCATTAGCGGTAGCACCACCTACTTTAAGTGACTTGGTAAATGTTTCTGTGATCTGGCCAACTTGATCGGTACTGAGACCTAATCCGCTGGCAGCAATACTTAACTTATTAAATAGGTCACCGGTTGCAGCAAGACTACTGCGGCTTCTGCCAGCGATGTCACCAATCATTTTGAATTTATTGCCGGCTTCTACTGCACTACCACTGAAAGCAACTAATTGGTTTCTTAGGCCGATTAATTCGTCGCCGAATTGAATTAGTTCTCTACCGGCTAATAGTCCCAGCAAGCCGCCAATGGCGTTGGTAAGACCGTTAATCTCACGATCTGCTTGTTTAGCGTCTACTGTTACCTTTACATTAATTCTTTCTGTGGCCATGCTTATCTACCTATGATCTGACGAACTCGTTTGCGTAAGAACTCTATTGTGGGTGCTACCATACCACGTGGGCTTTGGCGGCTGTAACCATTATCAAGGCGACCAGCATAGGGATAGTTTGCGTTAATAACATCACCGCGCAAGCGTGTTTTACTGCGAGCGTTACCTGTTCTAATGGGGGTTTCATCGCGAAACACATCATATGCTTCATCGGGTAACTTATCAAGTGCTCGGCGGATTCTGCGTGATGCAGCGGGAAACGTATTTCTCGTTACAGTAAATTTTACACTCACTTCAACCCCTCCTTGAACTTGGCCAATCCATCTAGTAATTGGTCTTCCGATAAGTTAACTTCTCCCGGCATCTTGTTATGTTTACGCATTTCTTTATCGTGCATATATTTTTCATAACTAAACGCAGCATCCATTACAAACACATCGAAACTATCTGCTTCTTGTAATACACGGCTTGGTAACATACCATAACGTTGTCCCAAACTGTCTATCATAAGTATCGAACCCAACCTGTTACT